CCGAAAGCGCCCCGCCTCTGGGGGGGGTGTGGGGATGCGCCGGCGCTGGCCGATACCTACATCGCCCGCGCGCACCCGTTGCCCCTGCCGTCCGTGCCAGCGGCGCTGGTGTCAGCTACGGCGGACATCGCCCGCTACCGACTGCACGACGACCAAATCAAAGAGGGCGGCGACACCGGGAAAACCACCATCCGCCTGCGCTACGAGGACGCCTTGAAATGGCTGGCCGACGTCGCGGCGGGCAAGGCGCAACTCTATCCGGGGAGCGGCGACAACCGCAAACCGGATAGCCCGTTGCCGCTTACGGGCAATCATCGCATCGCCGTCGTATCCAGCCCGGTCGTCTATGATCAGGCGACGCTGGACAAGATGGACATGGTGCGGCGGAGGTAGCGATGCGCTTTGTGGTATCGACGGACGGGCTGGACGAAGCGCTCGGCACGCTGCGGCTGTTGGCGGCGAAGGGCAAAAACCTCTCGCCAATGCTGGACGAGCTGGGGCGGGACGAAGAAGCGCGCGTACTGATGCGCTTTGAGCACGGCGAAGCACCGGACGGCACGGCGTGGCAGGCACTAAAACAGCCGCGTCGCCCGACAAAAAAACGCCCAGCCTACGTCCCCGCAGGACAACAACGCATCCCCGGCGATAACCCGCTGCGGGATTGGGGCGTATTGCAAGGCTCCATCACCGCACAAGCACACGGCAACATCCTGCAAATCGGCACTGCGACCGACTACGCCCACTATCACCAGTTCGGCACACAGCACATCCCGGCGCGCCCGTTTTTGGGCGTCTCGGACGACCTGCTCGCCAGCATCAAGGAACTGACCCATGCCTACTTCAACCTTTGACGTCAATGCCGCCTACGCGCCCATCGCAGCGCGGCTGAAAACGGTGGACGGGGTGCATGCTGTCTGCGGTGCCAACGACCTTGCCCAGGTGATAAACGGCAAGACCACGGGGACGGACGGCTACGTCTATCTCATATTCGACGGCATCGCACCCAAAAGCGACGCGGGCAACGGGCGCCACCAACTCATTACCGTGACCTACAGCATCATCATTGCCTCGCAAAATTACCAGCGCGACGGTATGCCGGACGGCGTGGGCAAGCTGATTGGTGGCGTCATGCAGGCGATGGCGGGCTTTGCCCCGCTGGATGATGACCCGCGCGCGCGGCAAACCTTGCAAATGGTGCCGGGTGAGCGGGCGGTATATGCCTACGGTTTGAGCCTCTACCCGCTCAAATATCAACTCAATCTCAATTTCCAATCCAAGGAGTAACACATGGCAGCACAACTGCGACACGACGGCTTCATCGGCGAAGGTACCCTGTACATCCGCCGCCTAGACCGCACCGACCTCGGACTGATTCCGGTGGGCAACGCCACCGAATTATCCGTGTCGACAGAATCCGAAGTGAAAGAGCGCATCTCCAAAATGCGCGAGAACTACGGAGCGGTCTTGAACACCGTCATCCTGCCGAAATCCGGCGAGTTAAAAATTACCCTCGACGACTTCAACGAGGAGAACATGGCGATGGTCTTCCAGGGCGCGCTGAAACGCGAACAAATGACCGCGCAAACCGTCTCTGATGAAATGGTTGATGTGGATTTGGGGCGTTATTTGAAACTCAAACACGGTTATCTCACTGAGACCGACACCACCGTGAAAAAGTCCGACGACACGCCGATTGCCGCCGAGCATTACGAAGTACATCACCGCCTCGGCATGATTAAACTCAAGGACACCGCGGGCGTGGCCAAAGGCGACAAAATCAAGGTCAGCTACAAAACCGCCGACTGGGAAGCGTGGGTCATCCAGGCGAACACCGACAGCCAAATCAAATGCGAGCTGGTGCTGGACGGACGCAACCGCGTCAATGGTGCGGATGTCAAACTGCACATCCCGAAGGCAACCCTGTCGGCGAGCGGCGCGTTCAACTTCTTCTCTGACGACTTCAACACCATCGAGCTGTCAGGGCGCCCAGAAGTGCCGGAAGGTCAGACCAGCCCGTTCACAGTCACGCTCAAGGCGTAAGGAGGCGACATGAAAATCCGCGCCATCAAACCCTTTGCCCACGGCGACCGATCCTTTGCGGTCGGCGACGAGGTGGACGCGTCCCTTGCCGCTGGCAAATGGCTCATTGAGCAGGGCGTCGCTGTCGAGGTGGTAGCCGAGACAAAAGAGGCGAAAGAAAGGCGACCTCATCCGCTGCGAACATTGCCATAAACCGTTTGAGATCGGTGTCACCCGTCCGCGACCGGCGCCAGCATCCGCAGCGGCGTCGCCCGCAGCCCCTGCGCCTGTTACCCGATATCGGGAAAAACCGGCGCAGGACATCAGCGCAACCGAGTTTGCGGGCGGACTGAGTATCGCCAAGTTCGTCGCCTTTATCGGCTGGTTTGTAATACTCATCGCGCTGCTGTCATTTCTCGCCGCACTGTTTAGCGCCAAACCTATGGTGGGCATTGCGATTTCCATTGGCGCGCTGGTGTCAGGATGCAGTTTGCTACTGTTTGCCCACATTGCCACTGCAACGATGAAAACCGCAGACTACGCCCGTATCACCGCGCAGAACTCGATGGAATAATCACACCCCATGCTTTTCCCGGTAGGCGGCAAGGGCGGCGACGAGCAGCGCGTTGTTTGCCAGACCTTGCTGCCTCGCCACTGCCTCAAACTCGGCGATGAACTCCACGGACAGATTGAACGACTTGGGCTTGATGCCCCGGCGGGCATTGCTTTCCCTCTGGATTTGGGCGCGGGACTTGGGCATTGATTTCTCCGTTGTCTTTGACTATATTGCGAAAGAGGGGGCGGCCGTACACCGCCCCCCGTCTGAATTACCAGGCTGGCATTGCCAGCAACAATAAGGTAACCAGAACAACTATTTTGATGAGTGCTTTCATCTCATAGTTCCTTCTGTAGCCCCCGTCGAAAGCCGGGGGTTTACTTTGCCGGACTCCCTTGAGCCGGTAGGTGTATTATAGGCAAGGCTACCATAAAAACAAGCCTAGCTACTGAATTATTTACAAAAAGCCCTTGCATCCGCAGGGGCTTTTTTCATGGGCGCGCGCCAGCCTTCCGCTTTCAGTAGGCGCGTCCTATTGAAAATTGCCGCTGGCAGGAGAAATTCCAGACTGGTCTAATTGCGGCAGGAAGAAGCACAGATACAGGCAATAAAAAAGCCGCCTGACGGGCGGCTGAAAACAGGTCGTTGCGATGTTGACGCATCCAACGACACGAAGTTAACCGGGTGGACGACTAACCTATGAAAGATTTTATCAAAAACCTCAGTTCGTGGATACATTTCGGAGTCAATATGGAAACGAAAATAGAAGCAAAAGCCAGCGAGCAGGGCGCAGACGAAGCGCTGAAAAGCCTGTATGCCAGCCTTGGTAGCGGGGTAAAAATCCTGCTGACGTGCATGGGCATCGCGCTCATCCTTTGGGCGGTGTCCAGTCTGAAATAAATGGTCATGAAAACCTTTCCTGCCAGTTGGGCGTGTCATACGCACAACTGCGCATTGCATCCGCAGGGGTTTTTTCGTATAGTAGCTCTACTACTTATACATAGCGGCTCCCGCATCCGACAACATTGCGGTTTTTTTGTATCCGTGCTCCATCGTTCGTTTCGCATGGCTACAGGATTTCACCCAGTTTATGGCGGGTCTAGAGCGCTGAATACAACACCTTCGGGGAATAAGCGCCGCCGACTATGTACGGTAGTTGAAGCCCGCCGCCTATTTCGCGGCGACCATAAACTGAAATACATAGGTGAAATTATGACAAACGTTATTCAAACCGTGGACTTCCACGGACAAACCCTTATCACCATCTCTCACGACGGCAAACACTACGTCGGCATGAAAGCCATTTGTGAAAACATCGGGCTTGGCTGGCAAGGACAACATGAGCGCATCCGCCGCCATGTGGTTTTGCAGGAAGGTGTCCGTGTCATACGGATACCTTCAAACGGCGGCGAGCAAGACATGGTTTGCCTACCGCTGGAATACCTGAACGGCTGGCTGTTCGGAGTGGACGTTACCCGCCTGAAGAACCCGGAAGCACGCACCGCCCTCATCCGTTACCAGCGCGAATGCTTCAAAGTGCTATATGACTACTGGCACAACGGCAAGGCAGAAAACCCCCGCCGCACCACGCCGGACGAACGTGCTGGACTGCGCCAGGCGGTAACGATGCTCACCACCAAGCGCGGGCTGATGCACGACGAAGCCTATCGCCTCATCCACCAGCGTTTCAACGTTACCCACATTGAAGAAATCCCGGCAGAACAGTTGCCGCAGGCGGTGGAGTACGTCCACCGTCTGGCGCTGGAAGGTGAACTCTTGCCGCCACCGGAAGACAAGGATGCCGACTATATCCGCAGTCATCAAGTGGCGGCAATCGGCCTGATGCACGTCGGGCGGCTACGCTTTGAGGAGCAGAAAAAAGCACTCTTGCGCCTGCGCGACCTCACGGCACAGGCGCATGAAAGGCTGAAAGTGACGCTTGCCGAAACCCGCGCCACCCTCGACCTGACCAACGACATTTTGTACGGCAGCGGTGCGATTTGGGACGGACTACATGAATCTCTGTTCCATTTGATGTTGCCCGACGAAGTGATGGACGAAGGCAGAAGCCGCGCGCAAAAGCACTACAAGCCGCGTATCTTGGCATAACCGAATTTTTAAGCAGCCCCCGACCTCGGGGGCTTTTTAATACCCAAAACAAAACCCCGCGAGGCTGGCACTTCGCGGGGTTTCTTCATATCACACCTTGGAGAAGGGAATGAAAGCAAATGAAGTATAGCAAAACCCGTGTACAGATTCACCCGAAGGAGGGATTGAAAGTGGAAACCTACGCCAGCCCGTTTGTGCGGGCGTGTATTGGAATCTCGTTGGTGCTGGTCGCCCTCGGCATGATGCTGCTGATGGCCGCACCGTTCGTCAAGGCATGGATGTAAGAACATGGCAACAGAACTGAACGTAGCCCTGCAAATCGACGCACGGGCGAACATTGATGCGCTGCAAAAGACTATCGACGAACTCAAGGCGGCAGGCGGCAGCACCGAAGACCTCGAACGCCAGTTGCAGGCGCTTACCGCTGAACTGAACCGGCTGGAGCAGGAGGCGCAGGCAAACGGGCTGGAGTCGGTCAGCGAAGATGCGCAAAAACTGCGTGATCAGCTCAATGCCACCAGCGCCGAGGCGGAGAAGCTGCGCAAAATCACCGAAGCCAAAATCACGCTTGGGCTTGCTGGAGATGAGGAAGTTAAAAAACGCATCGAGAAAGTTGCAGCCGCCTATCAGCTGTTGCAGGAGCAGGGCGATCTAACGCAGGAAGAACTGACGCGGGCGGCAGAACTCTACAGCGAACAGCTTGCCGACCTTGAGCGGCAGCTGGGCAGCGTTAGCCATGAGCTCTCCGCCCTTGAAGGCGCGCGGGTTACTATCGGCCTCGACGCCGACGACCGGGCGCGCCAAGAAATTGCGCAACTTGACCACGCATTGGAGCAGCTGCGCGAGAGCGGTACGCTTACCGAAGAAGAACTGGCACGTGCGACAGCACTGCATGGCGAGCGAGTCGCTGAACTGCGTGGTGAGCTGGGAGAAGTCGGGAAGACGGCGCAAGACAGCGCCGGACGGCTCGGCGAGATGGCAGCTGGTCTGAAAGACATTGTCGCCGCTGGGGGTGGTTTGGCAGGCGTGGTGCACGAGGCGGTGCAGTTTGAGGCAGCGATGGCCGCAGTCAAAAAAGCGGTGGATGCCACGCCGGAAGCAATGGCGCAGCTCTCCTCGCAGGTCAAGGAGCTGGCGATTGAACTCGGCATGGTGCCGGAAGCCGTCGCTGAAATCACCGCTGCCGGTGGTCGCCTCGGCGTCGCCTTTGAGGACCTGCCAGAATTTACGCGCCTTGCCGGACAAATGGCGGTCGCGTTTGACATGAGTGCTGATGCTGCCGGGGATGCCGCCGCAAAAATTGCCAACGTATTCCAGATTCCGCTGGCTTCGGTGCGCGAGCTGGGCGATGCCATCAACGTCCTCGGCAACAATACCGCAGCGCGTGAAGGAGAAATCGTTGAAGCGCTGACCCGCATCGGCGGTAGCGCTAAACAGTTTGGCCTTGCTACCGAACAGACCGCTGCTCTCGCAGCCTCCTTTATCGCTCTCGGTAAAAGCCCGGAAACCGCCTCGACTGCCATTAATGCGTTACTCAACCGTTTGCAAACCGGTGGGCAGGGCGTCAAATCCTTTGGCGAAGGGCTGGATGATTTGGGGTTGTCTGCCAACCGCCTTGCACAGAGTATTCGCGACAACCCGCAGGCGGCCTTGCGCGAGTTTTTGGGGAGCCTCGAAAAACTCGACAATCAACAGCGCGCCATTACGCTCACCAAGCTCTTTGGGCAGGAGTACGCTGATGATATCTCGCTGATGGTAGGCTCACTCGCCGAGTACGACCGCCAGCTCGGACTTGTCGGCGACAAGACCCGGACGGCAGGCGCGATGCAAAACGAATTTGCCGCGCAGATGGACACTACCGCAAAAAAACTGGAGCAGGCACAAATCGCCATCGGTAACCTCGTCAAGGAGATTGGCGCACAACTGCTGCCGGTGGTTGCTACTTCGGCACAGGGATTTACTGGTATGGCCGAGGCGGTGTTGCAATTTGCGCAGACCCACCCGGAAATCACTCGCTTTGTCACTTTGCTCGCTTCCGCCAAGGCGGCATCGATTGCTTTTGGCGGTGCCATGCGTGTGCTGGGCGTTGAGGGAGCAACAGCAACCGGTGCGCTCACCGCCGGTTACAGCCGCGCGACTGCCGCGCTGGCCGCTTACCGTGCACAGCTGGCCGCCGCCTCTGCTGCATCCGCCGGCATGAATGTGGCGATGCGGGCACAGGCGATTGCAACCGCTGCCACCACAACCGCGCTGCGCGGTGCCGTCGGAGCGCTTGCTGCATTGGTGCGCGCCAACCCGCTGGCCACCGTCATCACCGCCGGCGCCGCCGCCTTTGCGCTGATGAGCGGCAAAGCCGATGCCGCAACTACCAGCCTGCGCAATATGGAGCAGGCAGTCAAGGACGCCAACCAGCAATACCAAGACCTGCAAGCACAGGCTCGGCAAGGTATCCCGCTCAACATTGAGGCGGCTGAGCAGGGATTGCAGGCTGTCGCTGCTGCTGCCGATAAAAGCCGCGATGCCCTGCTGCAAATCCAGCAACAAGGCAAAGGGGCATGGGGCGATCTGGGCGAATCCGTCAAAGACGTGTTGCCGCTTGTTGATAGTCAGAGCGAAAAACTTGCCAAAGTTACCGCCGAGCTGGAGCGGCAGACGGCGCGCGAGCGCGAACTAAAAGACGCCATCGCCAAACGCCGTGCTGAAATCGAATCCGACAAAGCGATAGAAGAACTCAACAAGCAGAATAAGGCGGCACAGGATGCAGCCAACCAGATTGGTGCCGCCGCCCGTACCACACTGGACAGTCTTGCCAAACTCAGCCAAGGGGCGGCACGACTCACCCGTGAGCAAGTTGATGCGGTCGGTGAATCGCTAAAAACCCTGACCTCTCCCGCCGCCTTTAGCGAAGCGGAAACGTACATCCATCAGCTGCGCGACCAATTCAAGATCACGCACGAGGAGGAGGCGTCGCTGTTGGCCGGTGTCGCCAAGCAAGCACAAGAATTGGGCATTATTACCACACAGGCCGCTGATGGTACTCAATCCGCGGTCAAGCGCACGCGCGACGAAGTAGCGGCTTTGGCCGATGCCTACAAGGCACTGGGTGCCGACGTGCCTGCCGCCTATCGGCAGATGAGTGACGGCGAAAAAGAGGTTACCGACGCGCTGAAAAAAATCACCACACAGACACAAGTATCTGCCACAGAAATGCAGGGACTGTTGCAAAACGCCTTTGCGAAAATCGATACCAGCGAGGGTGTGGCGGCAGTACAGCAAATCTATCAAGAGTGGCGCAAAACCGCGAAGCTGACTGAAGACGAAGCTCTGACGATGAACCAGACTATCGCGCAAGGTGTTGCCGGAGTAGGAACCGGACTCAATGCCGCGTTAAAAACACTCAATCTCTCAGCGCAAGAATACGCCAGCGGTATTAGTGACAAGGCGAGCAAAGCCATTGCAGCCTTTACGGCGGTTGCCCGGGACGCCGGGGATGACACCGACAAACTGGCGCGTGCCTGGGCGGCAATGAGCAACGCGGCGGGCGGCAGCGCGCAAGAAGTCAAAGCGGCCGAGGCGGCGCTACGGCAGAGCGTCGGCGGTGACCAGGCAAAAGCCGATGCCATCAAGGACATTGCGGAGGCCTACAAAGACACCGGCGATGCCGCCGCCAAAGCCCTCGCCGCGCTCAACATCAGCAGCGCCGACCTCGCCCGTGGCCTCTCCACCGGCGTCTCCGAAATGCTTGCCAACTGGCAGACCGGCATGGCCAGCTTGAAAACGAGCGGCGAGCTGACGGCGCAGGCGGTGCAGACCGCCTTTACAAGCAGCCTGTCGAAGCTGTCAAGCGCAGCGGATTTCAAAGCGCTGCACGACGAGATGCAGCGCACCGGCACACTCTCCCGCCTCACAGCCGAGCAAATGCAAATCCTGCGCGCCGGGATGCAGGGCGGGGCGGAGGCGGCAAATGCGATGCGTAGCGCCTTGGAGCAGCATGGACAGGCGACGCAGGCGCTCGCCGACGCATCCGGCAAAGTCAAAGACGCGAAAGAAGCCGAAACGCAGGCGGTGCGTGATAACGCCACCGCGCACAAAGACGCGGCCGAGGCCGAAGCCGCCGGGGCAGAAAAAAGCGCCGAAGCCACCGAGAAAAAGAAAAAGGCGATGATGACCATCTACGACGCCAGCAAGCTCAATGCCGAGGCCATCGGG